TGTGGGTTGTAAAAGGGGTTTTGTACGCAGTAGCAGGATCACAACTAATTTCCATAACGACCACTAATACTTCAGTCATAGGCACTGGCATTACGGGCACAGGCCCTGTCAGCATGGTGGACAACGGCACGCAAATTTTTATTGCGGCCAACCCAGATGGGTATATCTACAACATCAACACGACCGCGTTTGCAAAAATCAACGATTTTGATTTCCCCGGCGCTGTTACGGTCGGCTACATCAACGGCTACTTTGTATTCAACGAGCCCAACAGCCAACGTGTGTGGGTGACGGAATTGTTTGATGGCAGCAGCATCGATCCGCTGTCGTTTGCAAGTGCGGAAGCCTCGCCAGACAACGTGGTAGCGCTGATTGTTGACCACAAAGAAATCTGGATTTTTGGCAACAATTCAACTGAGGTTTGGTACGACGCCGGCCAGCCTGATTACCCGCTCGCGCCAATCCAAGGCGCGTTTTTAGAGACGGGTTGCGTAGCGCCGTACTCTGTTGCCAAGATGGACAACAGCGTCTTCTGGCTAGGCACTGACGCTCGTGGTTTTGGCATGGTGTACCGCGCTCGAGGTTACCAGCCGCAGCGCATCTCGACGCATGCAATTGAGTACGCTATCCAGTCGTACGGCACCCTTTCAGACGCTATTGGCTACACGTACCAACAAGATGGGCACATGTTTTATGTGCTGACGTTTCCCACGGCGGACGTAACGTGGGTGTACGACGCAGCCACGCAGATGTGGCACCAGCGTGGCTACACCCAAACTGCTGGTTTAAATTTTGGTGCGCCCACTATTGTTTCTGACGATTCTTTAAGACGGCACATTCCATCTTGCATGGCTGTTTTCGACAACAAGATATTGGTCGGGCACAGTAGCTTGCCGATAATAGGCTATTACACTTTTGACGTTAATTTTGAGTTTTACGGGTACAACCAACAAACTTGGCTGCGGTCGTGGCGCGCGTTGCCAACCAACGAGAACAACTTAAAGCGCACAGCTCAGCACAGTTTGCAATTGGATTGTGAGGCTGGCACGTCAACGGCACCGTTGCCCACGCAGCCGGTTCCCGGCGTGCAAGGTCCACCGTGGGAGGTGCGCACGTCCGACGGAACAATATACAACGTGACAAACCCAGCGGTGTTGCGCAGCAACGGTGTGCCTGTAATATTTACGGACCCACAATTTAGCCTTAGGTCAGCAGGACCCAACTTTGCAATTGCCGCTATGAACGCTAGCTTACGTTGGTCTGACGATGGCGGTCATACGTGGTCAAACTTGCATACTGTATCAATGGGCTACCAAGGCCAAACAGGCAAGCGCGTCATTTGGCGACGTCTTGGCATGACGCAGAAACTGCGGGACCGCGTTTACGAAGTAAGTGGCGCTGGCTATGGAAATGTAGCAATCATGGGTGCAGAGCTGATTGCGAGCGGCACCAATGCCTAACATCACGCGTATCCCGGCGCAGCGTGTTCCGGTCATTGAAGGACCGGACAATGTCATGCAGCGTGAGTGGTATCGTTTTTTCAACAACTCGTTTACGTTGCTGGGGCTGGGCCAGAATCAGTTCTCGCTAGAAGACATCCAAACCATTCCAGCAATTGATACGCCGCAACTCATCACTACGCGCTACGGGTACTTCTACGACACCACCACGCAGACGGCTGCCGCCATCAACACTGCGTACGGCATGACCTTTAACACGGTCGGATTCCAACGCGGCGTGACGATTGGCTCGCCTACGTCACGCATCTACGTTGACCGGCCAGGCATCTTTAACATTCAGTTCTCCGCGCAGCTCGATAAAATTTCCGGCGGGACTGCGTTTATCTATATCTGGTTGCGAGTTAACGGCGTTGACGTGCCTGATTCTGCCTCTCAAGTCCGCATCCAAGGTAATGACTCTGAGCTTGTGGCCGCGTGGAACTTTATCCACCAATTTAACGCTGGCGACTACTTTGAGCTGATGTGGTCAACAGATGACACAAGCTGTCAAATACTGTCCACGGCTGCTTCGCCGCCGGTCCCCGGCATTCCCTCGGTCATTTTGACCGTCACGAACAACATCTGAGGTCGAACATGGCCACCATCTCCCCGACCCCAAAGCTGCAGTTTCTTGACGCTAACGGCAACCCGCTGTCGTATGGGCTTTTGTACACCTACTCTAGCGGCACAACAATCCCTTTAGCAACTTACACCACGCAAGCGCAAACGACTGCCAACACCAATCCAATCGTGTTGGACGCTCGCGGCGAAGCAAGTGTGTTTTTGCTAGCGGGGTTTTCTTATCGGTTTGTTCTTCAAAACTCCGCTGGCGTTACTCAATACACGACTGACCCGTTCAATGCGTTCGGCGATATGGCACTTCAAAACGCCAGCGCTGTGTCGATCACAGGCGGCACAATCAGCAACGTAACGCTTAACGGACCTATCACGGGCAACATTACCGGCAATGTTAACGGCGATGTGACAGGCAATGTTAGCGGTAACTTTACAGGTGGTTATGTAGTAGCCACTACTTACAATGGCGGCCAACTTGCAGGGCTACGCAATAAAATTATTAACGGTGCGATGGAAATCGCGCAGCGAGGCACATCGTTTAGCGTTACTACTGGCACCGGCGCATCATATACCTTAGATAGGTACACCCGCATAGCGGCAACATCTGCAGTTGTTACTGTGACGCAAGCGGCGGATGGCCCTGCTAGTGAGCCAACACTGCCATACAGTCTTCGTTGCACTGTAGCTACTGCCGATGCCACGGTTGGCTCAGCGGAATATTGGACGCTGATGCAAAAAATTGAGGGCTACTCTGCGCGCGATCTGATCGGGAAGACTTTTACCCTTTCATTTTGGGTCCGGTCTGCTAAGACTGGTACGCATTGCGTTACGTTTTTCAACAATAATTTTCCAAGTGTAGATCGGTCGTATGTGGCCGAATACAATGTCTCAGTAGCTAACACTTGGGAATATAAGGAAATTACAGTTTTTGACGGCTTGATTACTGCAGGCACATGGGATTGGACAAGCGGAACCGGTTTGACAGTTGGTTGGTCGCTTTATTGCGGCACTGATTTTCAGATAAGCCCTGGAAGCTGGGCTAACACGTGGGGGCTTGGCACGTCTACTCAGGTTAATGTGCTGGATACTATAGGCAACATTTTTGCCATTACCGGGGTACAGCTAGAGATTGGCAACACGGCAACCGCGTTTGAACATCGCCCGTTTGGCGTAGAGCTTTCAATGTGCCAACGTTATTATGAAAAATCATTTCCTTACGCTACGGCACCAGCTCAAAACGTAGGGTCGGCGCTTGGAGCAGCGTATGCCACAGGACAAGTTCTTAACCAAGCGTTTTCTACTTCGGTTACGTTTGCCGTAGCAAAAAGAGCGGCGCCCACTATCACAACATACGCGCCGGATGCGGCTACAGCTAACTGGTCTACCAACACAACAACCCCCACTGCCGCGACGGCTAACATTGGCGACAGCGCGTTTGCGCTGATAGGCAATACCGCAGTAACCGCTGGTAACGGCTACTCGATTCACTGGGACGCTAACGCGGAGCTGTAACATGCCCATCAACGCCAGAACGCTGGTTGAAGCCAAGTCGGTCGAGCAGGTTCAGACGACTCAGTACGTGGCGACGGTCGCAGCAGTCATCATTGACAAGATGACTGCTACCAACTATAGCTCGGCTGCGCGTACAATCAGCGTCAACCTGGTGCCGGCGGGGCAGCTTGCGGGCGACAGCAACCTGATTGTTAAGGCAAAGACCTTGCAACCTGCTGAAACCTACACGTTCCCAGAGATTGCAGGGCACATCCTGAACACGGGCGACTCTATTTCGACGCTTGGCAGCCTTGCGGCGTCTATGAACTTCCGCGTAAGCGGACGCGAGATAAGCTAGGAGAGCGGCATGGCCGAGCGAACCGCAGAGCAAGTCAGAACTAGATTAAAAAATCAGTTGATCTACTATGACCCTGGCTTTCATGTCTCGGGGGAATCCCCGTATGACGTGCCTCCAGAGTACCGCCAAATTATTGGTGGTGCATTGGGCACTAGACAGCTTACGCCAGAAGAGGCCGCAAGTGCTGCGGGTGTGTCAGTAGATCAATTAAGGCGTTTGGAACCGGGGCTTGATCTTGGGCCTAACGAACGCTCAGCGCTACTTCAAAAGTATGTGACCCCAGGCCGTAGCACTGGTTTTTTCTCCAGCTTATTGGGCGGTGTAGGCGGCGTTGTTGGTGGGCTGACCGATACAGTCATCAACCCAGTTGCTAACGCGCTCAACGTCCATCCTGACGCAGTCAAAGCGGCAGCAGCACTGGCCGGTTTGTACTACGGAGGAGAGGGCCTGTTCTTTGACTCTGCCACCAATGCCGTGGTGCCCGAGGCCGTTGCTACCGACATGATCGCAGCAACGTTAGGCGCAGAAGGTCTTGCAGTGCCAGCCGCAGCTAGCGCCGCAGCACCTGCTGCTGGGGCGACGCTAGGCGCTGCAGAGCTAGCTGCGTTGGACGCGGGGTTAGGTGGTTTGCCTGTTGCCGCGCCCGTCGCTGCGCCCGTCGCTGCGCCCGTCGCCACGGCGTTTCCGGTTGCAACTGCGCCGCTAGCGCCGATCAACAGTTTAGGTAGCGCTGGCATTGACGCATCGCTTGGGCAAGCCTACAACGCGTTGGGCGTGGGTGCAAATGCACTTGCGCCTGCTGCGGGTGCCGCAGCGCTTAGTCCTGAAGTGCTTGCAGCACTTAGCGGCGCGGAAGGGCTGGCTGTTCCTGCTTCAGCGTTTACAGGAGCCGCTACGCTTCCTGCTGCCGCAACGTTAAACCCTGAATTTATCGCGGCTCTGGGCGGCCCTGAAGCACTGGCAGCGCCATCTAATATGGGCTTCGGTACGCCCGTTAGCTACGGCGGTGCGGGCGGTCCTTTTATAGGCCCAACACTTCCCGTCGCGACTGCGCCGTTAGCGCCGATGTCGACGTACACTGCCGCAGAGCTTGCGGCGTTAGACGCCGGGCTTGGCGGTGTAGGTGCAAACGCCCTTGCCCCTACCGCTGCAGCTACCGCAGCCGGCGTTAACGCACTTAGCCCCGAGGCGCTCGCGGCGCTTGACGCTGGGCTAGGTGGTGTGCCAGCTTCCGCAGCCGGCACAGCGGCGCTTAGCCCTGAAACGTTAGCTGCGCTGGACGCTGGGTTAGGCGGCGTCCCCGCCACCGCTGCAACAGGTGCTGGTGCTGGCGCTGGTGCTGGTGCTGGTGCTGGTGCTGGTGCTGGTGCTGGTGTTGGTGCCGCCGCAACAGGCGCGAACATCTCCGGCTATGGCGGTTACGGAGACGTTCTTAACCCAGTCACA